CCAAACCCGACCGGATAGTTGTCCCCGCCACTGACCAGATCTACGCCTGTCGCCATCATTTCAAACGTGGCAACCCGTGGCTCATATTCCCCGGTATAATAAATGCGCTGGCGGGTATCTACGACCGCCCCGCGAATGACATCCACATCAAATGGCCACGTCGCCCAGAAATCCGATCCACCAATGCCATCATCCATGCGAAACATGGAAATGACAGCGGACTTGCTCGGAATAAACACGGCCAATGGCTGGCGTAATGGATCAATCGCACCGCTCCACAACTTGCAGTTGGCGGCAAACTGGGCGTGCAGACCAGGCAACAGGCGTTTGTCCCGCTTGGGCATCATGCCCATGAAGTTCTCCAGTTTAATCGGCCCCATCATTTGTAGTAGGCCACCACCCGGAGCCGGGCACGGGCAAAGCCTTGTGCCGCTTGTATATCTACGCTGCCCACCATGCTGTTGTATTGTTGCAAGTGCCAGGTGGCCAGATCTGGGCTGGACCAGGGCTTGTCCTTCATCATATAGCAACGATGTTTGGTGCGGTGCGTAATCGCATCGACATAGCGTTCCAGCAACACGTCCGGAACAATGGATGAACTCCGCTTGGGCGCCAGTGCCACTTTAACCAGCAAGCCAGCCGTGATCGAGACGCCAGGCGTCAACACCAACCGGATGTTACTCCGATCCAGATTGCTGAGATAATAACCTGGGGTACCGCGTCCGGTGGTGCGCCAATCGGAGTACAAGGTGTCTAGTACGGCTTCGCTGGATGGCGTCATGGGTCTGGCCTGGCCTTCAATTTGTCCCACCAGAATATCCACGATGCGGTAATTGGTGGGGTCAACGTCCGGCGCAATCGCGTAGGTGTGCGTTTCCGCGATGACATTAATCGGGGTAAGCTGTTCCGTAATCGCCAGGCTGTCCTCAGAAAAATCCACGCAGGCGTTACGTATTTCCTGTTGCGCCACGCCCAATGGCAGGTCGCGCACATCAATCAAAATATAATTATAAAAATCAGTCAGGTTCATGGGCGCATTCCAGCGGTCGAACCAGTTGACAGGGGGCCAATTGGGTAATGCCATCCTTACGTACCGGGTAATACCGGCAAAATTGCGCCGTCGCATCACTCGGCAAGTGGGCTGATTCACAGTGGCGGTAATAGCGGGTATTCAGATCGTGGTAGGCTGAGGGAGTTAATGCGCCGGATTGTTCCAGGATCTGCCGCTTGCCCACGCCATAGACAGTAGGAAACTCGATAATATCCTCTGTTGTGTCCTCTGATTGGACGCCAAATGGAGGACATATAAACGCCAGCAAGAGAACCAGCCGCATCATGCCAGTTGCTCCTTGAAAAATTTATACGTCACTTCCACCCGCTGGTTGTTCACCTGCTCATCATCCTTGGTCTCGCAGCGCATGATAATATAATCCGCCACGCGCCGACGCAAACGGCCAGACAATGGGAAATTACTCAACAGGGTCAGGGTGCTGCTGTCAAAGGTAGTGAATTGCCCGTGAAATAAATCCGGGCGCAAGGAATACACGGCGTCCAGGGCATCCTGGGCGTATTTCAGGCACTCCGTATCTGGCCAGCGGACAGGTGGATCGTCATTCAGTGTCTCGCGGGCCAGATCCAGAACATTCTGGATGGTGACCGGCATGATCAGGCATATCCGCCAGCGCGGCCACCGCCCATATTACGGATGCTGGTAAGGATACTGTCACGCTTCTCCTTATCAGAGAACCGCTGACCAAAATTCGCCAGCGCGTACTGACGCAACTGGGCATCGTCCATTTTACTCAAATCCGAATAAATGGACTGTGGCATCGGCAGGCCATCGACCGGTTCCTCGTTATGTTGAGGCCCGTAGCGGCGGCCACTGATCCGCCCCTTGGGATTGCGCTGCTTCTCGGCAGCATAAGCCCGCTTGGCGCCCTTCTTCTGCCCGTAGCGCCCTGTGTACCCGGCTGTGGTGTGTTTGACCGCAACCGGGCTGTCGGATCCAATATTGGTTTCCATTAGCAACCCTCTCAAAATGGGGCACCCCGAAAGGTGCCCCGGTGTTGGTCAGACTTACTTCACACCCAAGTTCTGCATCTCCGCGATGGCCGTGAGCCGGCCAGCCGCAAACGTCGCGGCGGCGGTAGTCACTGTCACGATGATTTCCACGGTTTTCTGGAAGGTGATCGGCGCGAACGACAACCGATTCCTGCCAGCGGACTGAAGTATTGTCAGTCCGGATCCAAAGTAATCATCATCCGCCACCGGCGAGACGCCATCCACGGGCCGGTAACCGACTTTGACGGTCAAATCCGGATATACATTGCTATCCAGATCGGCGTTGTCGATTTCAAGCCCGGTCAGGCGCACCCCGCCAGGGATGCGAACCGGAACGTACACGGATGCCAACGCGCCGGAGCTTGGCGTCACGGAGCCGTCCACGACGGTCGCATCGCCAAACGGGCCAACGTGCAGGAGTTTACTGGCCAAATCCACTGCTTTATGCTCTGCCATGGTAATTTCCTCCAGTTAGCGACCGGTTATGCCGGAACCACGAAATCCAACGCAATGACACCGTGATCGGTCGCAATAGGTGTGCCATCCTCGTCGGGTGGTGAGAAGCGTAACTTGGATTTCCCGCCCATGATTTCAGCGGCGATTTCCAGATTACGTTCAAAGTTATACCAGCGTTCCAGCCAGCCGTAGTAATAATCGGTCGTCTGGTTGCGTCCATACACGTTGGCCAGCGCCTGGGCCCCTAACAGCAAACTGCGCTCCATCACGTACCCGGCAATACTGGGCACGGTGGCGGTACCGGTTTCTTCACCGCCCGTGTTGGCGCTGGTGTTATACGGCAAGGTGACGACGCCATCGGCGGTCCAACGCACCGAGAAGTCAATCTTCTTTACCAGAATGTTGTTCCAGATCCCCACTTCACCCTTGAACAACGGGTGCTTGGAGCCCCAGGAGGCACGGGTCCACGCATTCTGCTGGAACGTGCGCAACACCTGATTGGCGGTATTGGTCTTCATCTTGTTGTACGACCGGGCTGGCATCAGGATGACATACAGCGGTTCGTCTTCGGCGGCGGGGTCATCGGCAATCCGGATCGGCTGTGGCCGGAACGAGAGATTGTCAATGTAATCGGCGATGACATCCACGTGCTCCAGTTTCGGGAAACAGTCACTGGTCAGGTTGTCGATTTGCTGCCCGCCCTGGATCAGGCCGGTTTCCGCACCCGCATGATCGCAGACAAAATGCCGGTTGTAGGTCGGTGCGTTGATCGCATTGATGACAATATCAGTGAAATCCGCATCCGAATCCAACGGCACGGCCCAGTCATAACCAACCTGGGTGCCACGGCCTCCGGCCAGATGTACCAGGCAGAGTTGCGATTCCAGCCGGGGCATGTAGCCGCCCAGATTGGCCATCGCTAACTGCCGCAGGTTGTGCTTGGTCCGCTGCTGGGTCATTTTACCGCCCACATTGACCGGCTTGGTGGCCAGATCAATTTTCACTTCCATACTGGAGAAGGTGAGCGGGACGCCCTTACCTTCAGCATTCTGGTCGCCCATGATCGGTTTGCCGCCAATGATATCCACGGCATCGACCGAGACGAGATCGCCTGCTGATTTACTGAGATCGGTCACCCGCACGACCGGCATGTTCGGGCTGGTCTGATTTTTCAGCTTGCGCTGGGCATCAGCCATCTTCGGTGCCGGACCGGTCAGGTTCCGCATTAAACTGGGATTACGCAACGTCTGCGCAAACAACGCTACGCTGTATTTCTTGACGGCAAGCGCACTCCCACTGGCTATATTGGTTTCCATTATGGAACCCTCCAAGTCATGTTAGTAATGACCAGGAACCAGCCCGCCCTCCGGCGGTTACTCTGCGGCTTGATTAATCGGCGTGTTTCGCCAGGAAATTATCAATCCAGTCCTGGGACTTGCCTTCAAACAATGTTTCCAGTTGCAGCGCGGACAGATTCTCCACACTCTGGGCATCGTCTGGCGGCGTACCACCAGGAATTTCCGATAATGTCTCCGGGTCTACCCTACCGGCATCTTCCAGTGCTTTCTCAGCACGCTGTTTGATGTCCGCATCTGATTCCTGCTTCTTGGCAGGGACTTTGGCAGGCCGTTTGGCCTCGGGGTATTCAACCAGTACCAGTTC